AGCGATGCCTGCGAGCTGGTCTTTTATATTAAATTTTTTATCAGCCATTTCTTAATTGCTCCAGTTCTATTAAAAGCCGTTGCTTCTTGATGTTTATATCTTGAAGTTTTCTAGCTTTGATTTCAATCTTATCATTATTCATATAACTTGCAAGACTAGTATTAGGGTATATTTGTCTAAAATCAAAGATGTTTAATTGCTTTAAGTATATGTTTTCCGGCCGATAAAATACAGCGTTTCTATATAAATCCAATGATGCCTGTTCGCTAGCCATGGCTTTTATTTTTATAATATTTTTAAGGGCCAGGTTCTTAGCAATATCTTTAACGTCCTCGTCAACTTTATCCATCATTCGCTCCATATTCGCCACGAGAGATTTTTTCGATTGTACCTTTTTTTGTTTGGCACTTTTCTCTGATGAAACAGTGGATGCTGTAGCAGTTTCGCTAGTAGATTCCTCTTCTTGTGTTTCTTCTTCCGCTTCTTCATTTGTTTCTTCTACCACTTCTGTGGACTCTTCTTCAACCTGTTCTTCACTGGCTACTTCTTCCTCTTCTGCAACAGCTTCTTCTTCCTGAGAAACCACCTCTTCTTCAGAAGTTGGTTCAAAAGAAGATTCGACTTCTTCCGTTTCCTCATATATTTCTTCCTCCATTGCTTCTTCTTCTATTATGGCCTCTTCAAATACTTCTTCTTCAAAAGAAAAAGTCTCTTCGAAAGAGGCTTCTTCTTCCATTTCCATAGAGAATGTTACAGGTTCCCCTACAGAAATACTGACTTCTTCAGAAAAAGTTTCTTCTAATTCTGCGAAAGTTGTAGCTACGCTGGTCAAGGCAGCTTGTGATTCGGTTGATATAGTAATATAATCTTCACTATCAAAAGTCATCAATAATTTTGCTCCCAAAAGATTGGGACCTCGTTGATTAGCATGGTTTGATGTTGAACCTGAGCCATCAACACCATTCCAGGACCATTCATATTTATTAGCTCCAGTTCCTGTGTAAATTAGCTGATCGGTGAAAGTTTCTGAATTAGCATTATAACCTGCGTCCGTTGTTCTTGTTTGAGTTACAGCCGCTAGTTCCTCGTCGCTATTATCCAGTATTCTGACTTTAATGGTAAAACTATCAGCAGCTCCAGTACTGTCGCCACAGGCAAAGGATGAACCCGACCATTCGCAGTTTTGCATATCAATTGTGCTGTCTAGCGTGATTCCATTATCCAGTTTATTAGTCGTAGAAGTAATTGTGTCATTGGAAGTTTGACCAGTTCCATCTATACCCATTAAGGTTGCTGTGGAAGTAATTTTTAAATCATGCGCAGCTTCAACTGCTTTGTCATAAGTAAAAAATGCACCACACCCACCATTTTGACCATTGGCTGTATCACAGGTAATAGCAAAGCCATCCAAAGTGGTGTTGTTATTCATGGTTGTATCTGTAGTATTATCAGATATGACTGGAGTAGATCCTCCATTATATGAACTGACTGAATTACCTGCATTAGGTAATAAATTTCCTGTAGTTACATCTTCGGCTTTTGCTCTAAGCGCGAAACAGCTGGCCATGAGATAGCCGGCCATGAACAGTGCTACTAGTCCTTTTATTATTTTGGATTTTGCCATTCAACCGGAACCTTATCTACCATTGGTTTTGGTTTTACTGTAACAACTGGTTTAACTTTCTCTCTTTTTTTCATACGTTTAACGTATGCTTTGTAGTCTGGTCTTTCAAATTCATATAATTCCCATAAGGCTAATGCTTCTTTTCCAATTTTGCCGTCAATTGGACAAGGCGTCCCTGCCTGTATCATGGATTCAAATACTCTTTCATCCTGGCAAAGGATAGCAACAGCTGCTACCTTCATACCAAAGTCATTAAGTATTCTTGCTAGCTTTAATCTTTCACAATTTTTATCGATTGTATGTTTTCCGCCACTGACACCTAAACCAAATGTTTGAATGCCTCCAGATATACCGATGGCGCACACGTCTTGTGTCATACTATTGTATGATGGAGCTGCTGCCTGGGGTGGCGAAGATCTTATATCGGAATTTGTAGTGTTGTTAGTTGTGGATGTAGATTCAGAACCTGTTTCGTATGTAGTTGTTGATTCTGAAGTATACCCGCCTTCAATTGCCGTATTACTTCCAGACGTGTTTGTCTGTGTGCTGCCTGCTAGGGCTTTTCCAGAACAGAAAAATAGTGTCAGTATTAAAAACGTACATAAATATTTTTTCAATTTGCATAAACTCCTAAGAGCAATTGTCTTTACTCAAATCTATAGGTAAATCCTGTGTAAACCACACCCATGAAGAAATTTTAGTTCCTTCTTGTGTATAAGTGCATTTTTTACCCACCGAGCAGGCACTTAAAGCAAATAGTAATGCTAGTACTAAAAATAATTTATTCATTGGCATCCCTCGCATTCTCCCGTGTCATCAATGACAACACTATTGTTTTCCGCTTTTTTGTCAAAATGCCTGAAATATTCTCTACTACTGCATTCGCACCCATCGCATTCACAGCCCGCGTGGTCTGCTTCTATACAATGACATAGATGCTTACATTTTTTACAAGATCTGTCGGTCATTTTCTATAATTCATCATTTTAACATAACTTAAGTACAATTTAACTTTGTACTTTGATATTATTTGTTTTATCTTCCACACTAGTTTTCTCATCATGTGTCCCCTTAATGTTATAGAAGAATATATCAATATCTTCCGTTTTCCATTTGCCAGCGTTTTACTTCAAACGCCGGGCTTTTTAATTATATGAAATTTTATCTTTAACAGTAAATGAAGGAATACTCCATCATAAAATCTCTAGTTTGCTAAAAAATAAATGGCGATAATTACCACTACTATAGCGATAGATATCTTTGGATTAGCTTGCGCCAGTGCCCAAAGTTGTTTTACTTTTTCCATAGTTTCCTCCTATTTTATATTACCCCAGTTAGGGCCAAATTCATAGTCTACTTTATTAGGAACTTCAAGAGAAACTGCATGTTCCATAACATTTTTTATTTCATTTGCATGATGGGATGTTTCTACAGATATATCCAATTCATCATGTACCTGAATATGGGGTACTATCTTAAGCACTCTGTATAGTTCTATCATTGCTTTTTTTGTCATATCGGCTGCTGATCCCTGAATCAATTTATTTAAAGCTTTGTAGGTGTAAGCACGTCTGATCCCTGGTCCGTGCTCCCTGAGCGCTTCATCATGGGGCAATGCCTTATGAATCCCGAACTGATTAGGTTCCCATAAATGAAACCGGCACAATCTTCCAAGAAGCGTTCTGATTCTTCCAGAGTCCTGGGCTCTGCGCATCACATTGTCCATGAGTTGTTTTACAAATGGAACTTTACCATGATATTGTCTAAAGAGATCCTCCGCTTTATCCTTAGACACGCCAAGTTCAGCTTGCAGTTTATTTTTTCCCATACCATAGAACAGACCAAGATTAATTGTCTTGGCCTGGTATCTAGGTATCTCTGCCATATCAGCGACAATGTCATGAAAGTCAGCATCGCCTTCGCGATACGCGTTCAATACTTCGTCTACTCCATAAAGATTCTGCAATGCTGCGTAGTGTACTACAAGTCTGGGTTCTTGCTGAGAATAGTCAAAACAACCCCAGCTACAATTTTTTTCTGGTAAAAATAATGATCTGATCCGTGGTCCGAGTTCCTTGTTCCGTGCAGGAATTTGCTGTAGGTTTGGATTACTATAAGAGAATCTTCCAGTTACGGTTCCACCGTTGTCTCCTCTCAACTGATTAATTTCGGCATGAATTCTTCCTTTGTATGTATGCTTCAGTATGGTATCAATAAACGTGGTATGGGCTTTGTTTATTTCACGGGCCCGGGCTATTCGTTTCACTAGCGGGTGGGGGTGATTCTGTAAAAAATTTTTAGTAAAGGATGGAGCTTGAGTTTTTTCTGTCCGGTCGTATTCTAATTTTAAATGGTCAAACACTCGGGCAATGGATCTTGCCGCCCATATTTGCACGTCTACTCCTGTTTCCTCTTTAACCTCTTGCAAGCATTTCTTTTCATCAGCCACCATTAATTTTTTCTCAATGGCTGCCTGTTCCTGGTCTACGCGCACGCCTAAAAATCTCATGTCTACTAGACATGGAAATAATTCTGTCTCCATTGCCATAATGGAACTAATGTCCTGGTGATCAATTTCTTTTTTTAATTCTTGCCACAGCTCCAGGGTTATTTCTGCATCTTTTTCAGCGTAGGCGCCTACATAGATTGCCGGTAATTTGTACATTTCTGCTTTTGGATCTACACCCCAACTTTTAGCTGCTTCGTAGAGTGCGGATTCATCTTTACCTTTGCCGGTATATCTTTTTGAACAATGATTTAAATCGTAGCGCAACTGGTTTTCATCAACCAAAGCCGATGCAATCATAGTGTCTACAATGGTGCCATTAATATCCAGGCCCATAGACCTAATCCAGCAAACGTCATACATGGCATTATGGAATATTTTTTTGGAAGGATAGTTTAGAACCGTTCTGAACCATTTAAGGACCATAGTACGATCCATATTGCCACCGCCTTCATGAGCGATGGGATAGTATCCGCTCCAATTTTTAACAGCAACGGAGATTCCAACAACTTTTCCTACTCCAACAACGGCTCCAGAGCCCATTCGTATATTTAAATTAGGATCTTTAGTTTCTAGGTCGATTGCGATTTCGTCATATTTTGATAGGTCTGGAAATTCTTCTGGGGGAAGCCATTCTGTTTGTGGTTTGAAAAGTGGTTGTTGTATCATGAGTAATCCCTTTCTAATATCATTTCTAAATAGTGTATCGCTTTTCTCACGTCCTCTTCTTTTCCTTTTATAGTATGTCTACAAATATATTTTATAGCGTTTCCCTCCGCGAACAAGAGTTTATTTTCATTTATAAATTCCGCTGGTTGAATTTTCATATTTTTATAGTGTTTACCTCCGATCTGCTTGTCGAGTGATTCGTAAGTCATTCCTTTAAACATTTCTTTATCGGTCATAATATAAATGCTTTTTCAGCACGCTTTGGTTCTATAATATGTAAATTTTCTTTTGTACGTGTTGCACCTACATAAAATAATCTATTTTCATCATCAGGATTTTTATGGTATGTTTCTAAAGTAGTTTTAGTAAGATCGGTTAACAGCACTACATTCTGACATTCTCCCCCTTTAGCTGCGTGTATAGTAGAGAGTTCTATTCTTGGTTTTTTATTTAATTGTTCACCGTTAGATCGCATCTTTCTTAAATAGTTTATTCGTTTTGAGCCTGCATCATCGAAGGCTTCAAACCAAACTTCTTTAGTTTTTAATCCGAAGTCTTTAGTTAGTTGATCTATTCCGTAAAAGGATCCTTTAGTCATCCCCTGTATCAATTTTTTATCTCGGTGGTCAGGAGACATATATCCATAAATTTTTTCTATTTGTTTATAAGATAATAGCTGTCCTTGACGTAAATGTTCCCAGTCTGTAGCCGCTTCTTGAATATCTTTCTCATAACTACGTTTATGTCTGGTTTCATAATATAAACCTTTACGATATAAAACATCTTCTATTTCTCTCAACATGTGTTTAGTTCGAGCTAAAACTAACCATTCACCAGAAGACATATCTACTGACTCAATACCAAAATGCCTGCGTAAACTGCCTTCGGCCGTTCTAGGTTGCCAGTTTTTGTTTATTCTATGTTTAATTCTATTAATAATTCCCATTGCTAAAGCATGAACTTTCATAGGTATTCTATGTGATTGTGTAGAGAATGGGG